ACACCTAATTCTTGTATTTCTTTTTCTACCATGGATAACGTATGAAATTGTTTTCCTGATCTTGAGAATGATTTTGTTTTTCCTTTTTCGTCCACAACAATAAGGCAGCGAACACCATCGAGTTTTCTTGATACATACCAAACATCTTTCTCAAAGTCTACTTTCTTTTTTGTCTTATCATCATATTTATTAGCTAACGCGACATTAAATACTGGAATTAGACTTGGAATTGCTTTATTTATAGTTTTAACTGAAACTCTTAATTTAAGATTTCTATCTAACATCAAATAAATAATATCAGCATAATCAGGATTGCAATAAATAAATCCGTTTACTTCTTCTATTGCTCTATGACCTGTAATTAATCTTTGATTTAAAGAATCAAACAGATCAAAAATAGAAACAAATTTTGTATAAACTCTAGTTAAATCTTTTCTTTTTTTAACAAGTTTAGAAGTTACATTATATTGCATAAAAGGATTATATGTATAATACAAAACTTTTCTAATATTCCTAGAAGAACTAGCCATTATCTTTATTTTTTCATTAGACGAATTAGACATATTCATCTGACTGATAAAATTGTTAATCTCTTTAATCATTAAAAGTTTCCAATCAATGCATAAATTAATTTAAATAGTATAATTAAAAATACTGTTTCAATAAAAAAAGTGACACTTACAACTACAAACAAAACTAAATTGTTAATTGCTTCGCCGTAATTATTTCTTATATCTTTATATAATGTTATATTGTATATTGAAATAAATATTAAATTTACTATAAATAAAACATCTATATAGTTCATATATTATGAATATCGGCTTCAGCTGAAGTTGCTAAAGCTTCTAAAAATAACTTTGCGTTATAAGGAATTCTTTTGCCTAGACTTTCATGTCTTTCATAAACAGACTCAACTCTTCTTAACGCATCTTTTGGCGATGATGACTCAAATACATAGTTAACAAAATTTTTTTCGTAATCATTAAGGTCATGCTTGTTTAAAGTAATGCTGTATCTATAAACTTTCTTCATTTAAATTTTCCTTTAGCTTGTGTATAATCTTGCTGCTGTTTTTGCTTTTTCTTCTGTTTTAAAATTTCCTATAAATGTCCAGCCAGAAGACCATTTATTTTTTGCGTTATGATAAAGCTTGAAGCCACTTCTTACCTTATCGATTTTAAATATTTCGCTATTAAAAGTATACAATGTTTTTCCTTGTTTTACAAAACTATTTCATTTTAATTACAATATCAGAGTCATCTGCATCAAAAGCAAGATTGCAGTTTGTTGCTAACACCCAACATCTTTTTAATCCTGGAGAAGCTGGAGGCTTTGCAGCGCCACCGTCTGTAAGAACGATATATGCATCAAACTTTTTCTTGTTTTTTAAGGCATGTTCTGTTACTTTACTAAAGCATGTTCCTCCTGTTAATGTTCTTTGAATATTAGGTCTACTTCTTTTTTTCCATAGAAAGCTAGACTTTTCATCTACCACATGATCAAATTTATAAAGATAGAAGTCAGTCTTGTTAGATAAGTTATCTAATTCTGCAAAGAATTTTTCCAGCTCAGAATCTCTTACAGAACCGCTTTCATCAACATAAATTGCTATAGAAGGTTTATATATTTTCTTGCTTCCTGGATGAACCCCCGGGTATTTTCTATTTAATTTTCTAATAGATGATCTTCTTTCATCTCTCTTTGTAAATCCACAAAATCTTTTAAGAAGAGACTCCCAATTAATTTCATTAGAGATAATCTTCATGATTTCTGATCTCATGCTAGAAGATACAGATCCCCAGTTTCTAGAATTAGCTTCTCCTGCAGCATCCTTTACTAGCTCTTTTACTTTAGCTGAGATCAACTCTCTTTCTTCATCAGATAATTCATCCCATCCATTATGATCATCAAAACCAAAACCAGTCAATCCAGCTTCATTACCATTAGCCATTTTTTGCATTTCTTCATTCTGGCTTAACTTTTCAAAATAATATTCAGAAGTTTTATTTCTAGGAAGTGAAGCAATTAAATTAGATATACTTTCATATGTTTTAATTTCTTTATCAGACATGTTTGCTTTTTGATCTTCATCTATTAACACTTGTTTCCCAGGAATTAAACCACCTTCTGGTAACTCATCTTCTGGTATTGTTGAATTAATAGCTAAGTCTGTTGCATAATTCCAAATAAGATGAGGTTCTTTACGTCTTTCAGTTGTATGTCCAAAGACCAAATGCAAACATTCGTGCTTTAAAAGACCTTTAACTTGCTTGTTTGTCAATCCTGCTAAAAATTTTCTATTCCACCATAAAGTAATTTCATCATTAACTGTTGCCACTCCAGCTGTAGGTATGTTAGTTGTTTCTACTTTACTTAGTGATCTAAGAATTCTACTGTAAAAAGGCTCTGACCATAAAAAGTCTACTAAACTTTTAGTAAGATTAAAGTTTTTTATTTGAGATGCTGAAGCTTGTCTTGTCTTGTAAATATTATTATTTGTTTTGCTAGACATAATAAGCCTTTATTTGTTTAGAAGGTCTCTATTATTATTAACAATTTCTACAACATATTGTCCAACTTCTTTGTGGAAGTTTTGAATTGACTTAATGTTTTTACCTTGAGTTACTACTGACCAGAAATGAATCATCATTTCTTCAGAAATAGACTTGCCAAGCTTTGCAGCATTTCTAGCTTGAGAAACTGTCCAATTGTTTTCTTTTGAATGTTCTCCTAGCCTTTCAATAAGAGAATTAATTCTATCGTTCGACATTAGAGATAACTTATCTTTACATTTATTGTAACTAGCCAATAACTCTTCAGGAGTAATTGCTAGTTCATATTTCTTTACAAAGTCTGTAAACTCTACAGAAGCTTCAAGCCCTAAGAATCCAACTGCAATATTATATAAACTAATATTATTTCTATCTCGTAGCAAGTCTAAATTTCTGTATTTTAAAGTCTCATCTAACCTTGCCCATGATGCTGGAGTAGGAAAAACATGACCTGGCTTTACCTTAGAAATATTTGTGTAAAGATGTGCTGTTCTAGTCTTAACAAATTCAATAATTAGCTTATCAATATTTTTGCTTTTAGCCCATGCTAGCCAGTCAGATGTTTTAGGTTCTAAATCTATTGCCCAAAATCTTCGTAATAAAGCAGGATCCATTTCATTGACATCATATTCGTTACCATGATTAATTGCGGCAAAAATACGCGTTTCAGGATGTACATCATACGGATTGCCGTTTTCATCATTTCCTAGCTGTCTATCCAATACTATTTGGAAGAAAGATTGTTGAACTGCAGGTAAACCTCGATTTAATTCATCAAGAAATAATACTACTGGCTCGTTACATGCCCTAACAAACCATGAAGGCATGCAAAAAGTCATTACACCTTTCTCCTTCATGCCCTCAATATCAGGATAACCTGCAACATCACCTTCAGACATAATTGATGCTCGAACATCAATAAGAGGCATATTCTTATCTTCAGCAATTTGACTTACAATTGCTGATTTACCTACACCAGTAGAAGCTCGCATAAGAACTGCGATATGTGGGGGAAGATTTGTTGCTGTTTCGATAAAGTTTTTAATGTTCAATTTAATTTTTCCTTAAATTAAGGTGTTGAATTATGATTAATTATAATAATATTTAAATTTAATTACACGCACTTAATCATAACTTATATTGAATAACAATAATTAACAAGCTGAGCGCTGTGCAAAGTATAGTTTTAAGTGTAAATAAAGACTCGTTCATAAAAATGTGAGCCAACACTGGGTATACAAGATAAGATAATCCAAAAAATATAAATCTTGCTGACCATACGGAACCTGTGTTTGTTACAAAGTATGTCCATGAATAATAATACAAATAAGCTATTGGTAGACTTAACGTTAGTATTAGAAAAAGAACCTTGTCTTTATAATAAGGATTAATAAACTGTAAGTTGTGTTGAAAGAAAGCAATTATTGAGCCTCCAATATAAGATAACAATGCTCCTGTCATTTACTTGACACCCACTCTTGCTACTTCGCTAAAACCTTCTTTCTTGAGATCTAAAAAGAAAGTCCAGCCTGCGCCGCCAAATCGATTCTTTACAGTCTCTAAAACTCTTAAACCCTTAAAGTCTTCATCTTTCTTTTCAATTGATAGATGAAGCA